TGCCTTCCTTATCCTGCTTGAAAGCTTTGTTGAGATCTTTGCTGACCTTCTTACACCACTGATTTGCTCTCTGTCCGATCTGAAGGCTCTCATAAACGAGGTCCTGACGGTTTGTGAAGAACTCAACGAGCTTCTTTAGAGATGCTCCGGTGTGGTTAGCTCCGTCAACGTGGATGTGGATACCGCAAGAACTATTGACCTTTGCTCCAGCTGCTCTGAGGGCTCTTATTATTTCCTGGAGTGTTTCGATATCATCATATTTAAGGATTGGAGTAACAAGCTCTACCTTGTATTCATCGATGTTGTCACTTCCGATGTTTCTTGATGGACATATTGATGAATCTCTCATTACCTGCCAAACTCTTCCATCGGCTGCTGTTATCTTTCTTGTGTGGTAACAGTTGCATTCTGGTCTGCTGATGTTTCCGTGAACGATGCTCCATACTGTCTCAGCTGCCTTTGCTCTGGTGATACCTGTCATCTCGATTTCTACTCCGTATCTCTGCTTCTTAATCATTGTATTTTCCATAGTGCTCTTCCTTTCTTTAAATACCTTATGTAGTGGTTTAGCTGTTGAGGTTTCACTACATATTGTGTTGTTCTATGGTCCTATATTAACATATGTACACTCCTTGTCAACACTTTTTTGATTAAAATGTTAACTATTTTGATTAAAATATAAATCAAAATGATTGACAAGAAGAACATAGTGTTTTACAATAGGAAAGAGGAGGTGAGAGATATGATCCACAGTAAATTATCAACTTTAATGGGACAGAAACGAATGAACATTCAGGATGTTTGTAATGAAACCGGATTGGCAAGAAACACGATAGCGTTCTTATATAAGGATAAGGTCAAGAGAATTGATTATGAAACACTTGATAAATTATGCAAGCTGTTTGGATGCCAGGTTGGAGATCTGTTAGAATATGAAGAATAAAACTACTCGTGAGATTGTTTTGAGATTAAATGGAAAAATTATTACACGAAACCGATAATAATATGAATAAAAAAGTGACCATTTTAGACACTTTCAGCACTTAGAAATAACATATAATGCATATTGAACGATAGAACTCCTGTAATGAGTAAAACCTCGGAAACCCTTTATTTATGCGGCTTCCGAGGTTTTTTGATTGCCTCGTGAGATTATTTTGAGATTGTTTCGAGATATTTTCGAGATTTTGGAGGCTATTCATCACCATAAAGTTCCTCTTCAATTTCTTCTTTTCGAGCTTCAGAATCCTTCCAGATTTCATTAAGAGCCAAGGCAAGCTCCTTGTCCTTTTCGGGATATAGATGGGCATATATATCCCAGGTTATAGATACCGAACTGTGACCGAGTCGTTCGGAAATCTGTTTGATATCGAAACCCATATTGATAAGCATCGATACATGGGAATGTCTGAGATCGTGAATACGGATAGGCGAGAGGTCTGCCTTCTTCGTAACACGAACGAACTCGGTGTGGGCACCTGACTTCGTGAAGTAGAATATTCTATCTTCTGGCTGATATCCCCATAATCCGGAAGTATATTCCATAAGCTCGTTGTAGAGATTGTCCGGAATGGTTATGGTTCTTTCACTGGACTCGTTCTTGGTAGTAAGGAACATCTCCTGACCGTCAACAACGGCATAGTTCTTATTGATGGTGATCTGCTTGGATGGCAGCACATCATCCATAGTAAGAGCCAGAGCTTCTCCAAGTCGCATTCCGGTATAGAAGAGTGTGTCAAAAAATACCTTGAATGCTGGCTTGTCCTCCATCTCTGAATACTTTCTATATTCATCATGAGTCCAGATCTTCATTTCTTCTTCCGGCTTCTTCTTTCCCATTGATCCTACGATTGAACAAGGGTTTCGATAGAGGCCGTAATGCTTAACAGCGAAGTTCATAATAGCAGACAGCTGAGTGTTGAGAGTTTTTAGGTAAGTTCTTGAATATGGCTTGCCGTTTTCATCTCTGTAAGCAATCAGCTCGTTCTGCCATTTGATAATCATTGCAGAATCAATCTCACATATTTTCTTATGTCCGAAGTAGGGCATAAGCTTTTTATCAATTATATAAGATTTGCCGCTCATGGTCGTGGGCTTAATCCTCGGACGTATATATTCGAGATAATTAGCTACTAGAGCGGCAAAAGGTATATCTGTGGTATGCTCAAGAGAGCTCAGGAAGTTTCTTTCGTATGCGACAGCTTCTCCCTTTGTCTTGAATCCTCTCTTGCAGGTATGCTTGGTTACACCGGTCCAGTCCTTATAATAGAAGGCTATATACCAAGTACCCTTTGTCTTATCTTTATAAGCAGGCATCGCTTCATCATTCCTCAAATCTAAAATCATATTCTCTCCTATTTAAGAGAAGGGATGGAACCTTGAGATGTCTGTTCCATAACCCAATCGTATCCATCAGTGCCTTTTGCGTCTTCTCTTGACAGGTAGAACCATACGATGTGGAGATAATATTTGTCATCAGTAACCTTTTCAAAGATAGCTTTGGCGTCTGAATCTGAAGGTTTTTCCTTAACATACACTCTGTATGCTCTGCATTTTTTGCCATCTCTGGCATATTCATTAGAACTTACCACTTCATAAAAAACATCGGGATCCTTTGTCTTCTTGCCAAGAGATTTCATAACAGAAGCTCCTACGACTATTACTGCTGCTATACAGAATATAATCAGACAGATTTTTGCGAGTTTCTTTGTACTCTGACGGTTTTTCTCGATTTCTTCCGGTGATAATTTACCCATATACACTCCTTCCGACACCACCCTGCTGCAACAAGGTGGGTGCGTACTATCGTCTATATTTCTTCGGATGTCGTTTGCGGTAGCCTCGGTACCACTCGAGGCTTAGTATTTTCCAGATGCCTTTGGCAACTCCATTACTTCATCGTTTGCTTCGTCATATCTCTGAGTTCTCAGAACTTCTTTACACTTGCCTTTTACAATATCTTTGCTATCCTGATTCATCTTTCGATAATCCCTAAGAAGAGCAACTTCTTCTGGATCTGTCACAACCTTGATTCCGGGAAAATAATCTTCAAGACTTCCATATGCAGGGTTCAGATCTCCGGACGCTGCATAGTCACGCTTCATAAGAATAAGAAGATATTCTTCCATATTTGGTTCTATTCCAGGTGATATAGCGCTGGGACTCGTCCAATATCTTTCAGAGACTTCGAAAAACTCGGAGAGCTTTTTGTAATAAGAAGGATAAGTGTCGTCTTCTTCCAACAACCATCCTATGATAGTTGCTTCCGACACTTCTAAGAATTGAGAGAGTTCGCCGATGGAAACTCCTTTGAAGTCTATCTGATTAGATAGCTTATGCTGAAATGTGATTGCGTGTTCATCGTTATCATCGAGTCCGAGGACATCGCCTACTGATTCTCTGCCAAGCATATAATCAACAGATACTCCGAACAAATCTGCAATCTTCACCAGGATATCCAGCTTTGGAATCCTCTTGTCATTTTCGTAGTTGGCGAGGGTGCTTTGTTCTATGTTTAATTTGGAACAAAGTTCTGTCTGATTCATGCCTCGTGAGAGTCGTAATTGTTTAATTACACTTCCGATCATGCTTTCACCTCCTCTGATTTGATAGTATCACATAATGAAATAAAAAACTAATTTCGTATTGAAATAATTTGTTGACAAATATCACGCTTTGTTATATTCTATATTTCAGAACGAAATATTATTACATTTTCATTCTGAAAATAACAAAGGAGGTGACTGAATGGGACTTAAAGAGATGCGTAAGAGCAAAGGCTTATCTCAAGCGGAATTGGCCAGTATTATAGGGCTAAAGCAGGTTACCATCTGTCAGTATGAAAGCGGTACAAGAACTCCCGATCTGAATACTGCGAAAAAGCTTGCTGATGCGCTTGGAACAACGCTTGACGATATTTTTTTACTCTTAAATATTTCAAAACGAAATATTGAGTAAATCATAGCACATGGAAGGAGAAACGAAAATGTCAAATCTTGGTGAAAAGACCGCCTCCAACGTGTTCTATTTGGCGCGTATGCAGGCTTCAACACACAATGACTCGCTAAAGAGCCGTGAAGGAGCTGCAGACATGATGGCAATAGACCGAGGCAGGCTGTACAGAATTGAATCAGATGTCACAGACCCGCATCCCGGAGAAGTAAGGATGATGGCTGATCTTTATAACAAGCCTGAGCTTTGCAACTATTACTGTCGCAAGTGCTGTCCGCTGGGAAAGGATGTTCCTGAGATAAGAACCGGAAATATCGACAAGATAGTGCTGGATGTTGTGAGAGTCCTGAAGAATGTTTACAAAACGAGAGATACATTACTGGATATCACAGAGGATGGAGTTATAGATGAGTCCGAAAAAGAAGATCTCGACAATGTTATGAGAAGTCTCGAGAAGATTACGCAGGTCACCGAGGAATTAAAGACCTGGATAAAAAAGAATGTTGATCAGGATGAATAGGAGAGGACTATGGAGGATTTTACAAACTGTGAGGGTGTTCTCAAAGTCATAAAGAAGAGGCCTTATTACACGGCTGAGGAAGTGATGGAACTCCTCGGAGTAAGTAAGTCTCACGCATACAAGATTATAAGAGAACTTCGCAAAGACTTGATAAAAGCCGGAAAGATAAATCAAATGTATCCGGCAGGGAAAGTGCCAAAGATGTACTTCGATAAACAATTCGGAATAGGAAGGAGTGATTAAAAATTATGAAAAGGTGGAATCATGAAGAGTGTCCGATTTGCGGTTGCTCACTGGATTTTGGCGAGAGATGCACCTGTCTCGACGAAGCCGAGATCAAAGCTGAAGAAATTGAAAAGAATCTTGACAGAAGCGAGCCTCAAGTAAGGTTCAAATTCGACGAGATGGAAAGGAAGACAGCGTGATGAATAAGAAAATAAGGGTTGCGGCAATAATCATTCTGGTAGCAATTATAGCAATCGTACTGATACTCGTTCTTGGAAGTATGTCTTCAAGAGTAGAGGCTGACGAAGGGTATCAGAGCATTCAGGAAAAGGTCACCACTAATGTGGCCAAGGAATTAACTACTGAAGAAGCGACAGAAGAAGAACCGGAAGTTATCTATATGGAAGCCAACTATGGACCGGAAGCAGGAGAAGTTAAAGAGATTCATATAGCTGAAGCAACTGAAGGAGATGCAGAGATTGCAGAAGATGATACAGAGGTATCTTCAGAGTTTGAGGAAATGGTTATAGCTAGTATGAACAAAGAACCTGAGATTGAGACTCCGCCAAACCTATATAATCTCACACTTGATGAACAATACCTTTTGACAGCACTGGCAATGTGTGAAGCAGGAAATCAGGATACAGAAGGCAAGGCTCTTATTATCAGAGTGGTCCTTAATAGAGTAGAGGATCCTCGATTTCCGGATAACATCTACGATGTGGTATATCAGCCCGGACAGTTCACTCCAGCTGAAAATGGAGTATTGAACAGTACAGCAGGAGACGATGACTGCTGGGCGGCTCTCGATATGGTCAATATGCAGGGCTGGGATGAAAGCTACGGAGCAACTTACTTCTGTGCTACATATCTTGATTTTGGATGGGCAGAGTATTTATTCACACATGGTGGTCATAACTTTTACAGATAGGAGCATAAAATGACAAAAGCAGAATTAGAAAAGAGAGTTGGAGTGGAAATGTCAGAAGAGTTCTTCCGGAAGGTTCTTGATCAGGCAGAAAGAAAGCAGAGATTCCTTATCGAAAGAGGGGACAGTATAGCAGCTGAGGACTGGTATATGGAACAGCTCATTGAAGAAAGCTTCAGATCTCGGAGTTTATCGGTATTCACAATGCAGTTGGGAATTGCAATGGCAGAAATGGAAAAAGAGCACTCGGAAAACCGAAGTGCCCTCAACAGCTAAGTCCATTCTACGCCATAGCTCAAAATAAAGCAAGTAAAAAATAAGAATGGAGGATTTTAGAATGAACGAATTATCAATCGTAAAACAGTATCCGCCTGAGAAGTTCAATCTCTTGGGGAACACAATGGTCGTAACAAAGGTACCGGAAATAATGTCACCTGTTATGCAGGCCGTAACAATCGAAACGGATCCAGCGAAGGGAGATATCTATTTACAGCAGGCGGCAAAAAATGCCTGGACAGATAAGAAAGGCGTTACGCATCCTGCAACACCTAATCTTTATGCATTAACTAAAAATGCTCTTAAAAAATTGGCTGATGGAGCAGGAATCAAGATGATCAAGTCAGAACATGTGCTTCCGGCCAGTTGTCAGAAATGTGCCGCAGTTAATGGACAGCTTGGAAAGATTCTTCCTTGCGGTCAGTGCGGTAACAATGATATCGCCTTTAGAGTAACCATCTCGGTTCCTCAGCTCACGGGCGAAGTCCTTTATGTCACAGATACAAATGAAATAAATGTTGAGTCTCACACAGCTTCGATGTCGGATAAGCAGAAGGCAGAGTTTATGAGATTTATGCCACAGATCTGCGAGGCTAAAGCTCTTAATGGGGCAATAAGAACAGCTCTTCATCTGAAAGGTACTTATACCATCGAGGAACTGAAGAAGCCTTTCATAGTAGCTTACCTTGTTCCGAACATGGACAACAAAGAAGTCAAAGAAGCGGCTATCAACAATATGTTTGATTCAAATAAGAGGCTCTTCGGAGAAACTGCTCCTGCAATAGAACAGCAGCCTTCACCGGTTCTTGAGGTATCTACAGAACCTATGGAAGACATTCCGGAAGATATGAGTCATTACATAGATGAAGGTCCTGCAGTTCAGAAGGAAGTTGAAGCAGAGGTAATACCTCCGGAAGGATTACCACAGGAAAATGTCGTAGATGATGCTCCGTGTGTATGTGAAAAGTGCGGAGCAGATATCAATGAGAAGGTCTTTAACTATTCGGTCAAAAAGTTTGGAAGACCTCTTTGCTATAAATGTCAGCGTTCATAAGGAGGATTTGATATGGTTAGGATTTTACATTGTGCAGACTGGCACCTCGGAGATCGTAAAGGTCCGGTAAAGGATGGAGTCAACCTCAGAGGCAGAGATACAGTCGAAAGAGTAAGAGAAATTATTGAGTATGCAAAAGCAAATCATCCTGACATCGTACTGATGTCAGGAGATGTAATCGACAAGCCTGATGTATATGGCAAGAGAGCTTTATCTGATGAAATCGAAGCAGAGGCATTGCTCTCACAACTTGCAGATTATACCGATCATCTGGTGGTGCTGAGAGGTACACCGAATCACGATGGAGAAGAGGCTTTCATTGCGTTAAGAGAACATTTCAGGAAGGTAGATAAGGTAGATATCGTTATGCAACCGGTGGTAATTCACACGGATAAGCTCGATGTTGCCTGCCTTCCGGGATTTGATAAAGGAGTCTTCAGAGCAGCTTATCCAGATATTCCAAAGGAAAAGGAAGCGGAAGTCTTCACTAAGGAGCTGGACAATATAGTCCTTGGTTTGAAGGCTAAGTGTGAAGATGGATATCCGGCCGCATTGATGGCTCACTACTATGTACCTGGTACGGATACGGGATCCGGAGGAAGCTTCATACAGAAGTTCGAACCGGTGCTCAGTTCAGACATTTTGAATGCTGCTAAGTTTGATCTTGTAGCACTTGGCCATATCCATAGACCACAGAAGCTTGAGAATGTTCCGAATTGTTATTACTCAGGAGCAGTTAATAGATTCACCTTCAATGATGAAGGATTTCCAAGAGGTTTTTACATACACACCATTAAAGACGACAGGTCAATGGATAGTGAGTTTGTTCCATTGCACGCAAGAGACTTTAGGACTATCAATCTTGATAATAACGACATCTCAGCAATAAATGCAGGAATGTATGATATGGCAGCTTATAAGTGGAAGGGCTCTATAGAAGATGCAATCATCCGAATCCGATACAGCTGTACGCTGGATAACCACAAAGCTCTTAATCATGCTCTCCTGGAGAAGAGATTGTATGAGGATGGTGCCTTCTATGTTACCGAAATACTTCCGGAGGATATCACAGAAGAGGTTGATAAAAGGAGTATCGGCAGAGAATCGGATCCTGAAGCTAATCTCATCGAATATCTGAAGCGTAAAGAAGTTCCTGCTGAAGATATAGAGCGTCTGGTTGAGCTTGCAAAGCCTATTATCACAACAGCCATGACAGATGTAACAACTTCGGCAATGCTCGGAACATTTGTGCCGGTCAGCATAGAGGTTAAGAATTATCGAAATTACAAGGATGAATCCTTTGATTTCAGAGATATAACATTCTGCACCATTAACGGAGAGAACGGAGCAGGTAAGTCGTCGCTATTTATGGATGCGATAGTCGATTGCTTATACGAAGAGCCGAGAGAAGGTGGAAACCTTGGAGACGCAAGCTGGGTAAGAGGTTCAGAAGAAGCCAAATCCGGAACTATCATCTTCACATTCAGTATCGGAGATAAGACTTTCAGAGTCACAAGAAAGAGGCTGAAATCCGGAACACTTACATTGAACCTTGCAGAACTGGAAGATGGAGAGTGGGTTAACAGATCAAGCGAAAGAGCTCCTGAAACTCAGAAGAAGATATTGCAGATACTTGGAATGGACTCATTAACATTCAAGAGCTGTGCACTCATTATGCAGGACCAGTATGGATTATTCCTTCAGGCCTCAAAGGATGACCGAATGACAATTCTATCAAATCTGCTCGGACTTGGAATATATGATGCAATGTCTCAGCTGGCTGATACAAGAAGAAAAGAAGCCAGAGTAAAGAAGGATGATGCCAAGAAGGAAATCGAAGTTCAGGAAGGCAATATCAGTTCCTATGGAAATCCGGAAGAAGATCTTGAGGGAGCTGAAGTATATCTTGATGCGGAGAAAGAGACTCTGGACAAACTCACAAAGGAGAGGGAACTGAAGTCGGTTGAACTGCATACTCTCTCAGATGCGCAGGAGCGAGCTGTAAAGCTTTCCGAGTCTATTAACACCTTGGAGATAAAAAAGGCTGGCGTAGAGGCAGAGAAAAGACGACAGCTAAGCGATATGACGATATGCGATGAACTTCTTAATCAGGAAGTAAGTATCAAAGAAAACTGTGATATATACAGAGGCCTTGAGGAAAAAGAGAAGCAGCTTATCGAATCCAAGACATTATATGTAACCAAGAAGCAGGCTCTGGCTCAGAACGAAGCTGAAGTATCGAAGATAGAAACAGATCTTGCAAAGGCTGAAGCAGATAAGAAGGCAGAAGAGGAAAAGCTTCAGACTTTATCGGATAACTCCGAGGATGAAATTATCAAAGCAAAAGCAGAAGAATATGACAAGAAGATAACTCTTTATGACGAATTGAGAAGTCTTCAGATCAAGTATGAATCCAAGAAAAGTGAACTGACAGGAGCTGAGTCGAAACTTTTCAGTGTGGTTCAGGAACGACTTGCTGCTATAAAAGCTGTTGAACAGAAAAAAGAAGAGCTTGAACGAAAGACAGAGCTTCTTAAATCTTCCGGATGTGTGGACGTAGAAAATGCAAATTGCAAGTTCTTGCAGGATGCAAAGGCTGCGGAAGTGGAATTGAAATCTATCCCGGACAGAATCGAAGCCGTCAATAATTCGTATAACGATACTATCAAAAGTTGGGAACAGACAATAAAAGAGCAGGAATCACAGATAGAATCACTCGGTTACAGCCAGGAAGCAATGGACATAGTTAAAAATGAGTTAGTCGGACTGAAATTATATAAGGACAAAGCTGATGAACTTCAGAAAAAAGAAGTCGAAATAAGCGCCATTAAGGCAGGTTTAGAGGTTAAGGGTATGAATATATCTAATCTCACAGAAAGGCTTGCTACGGTCAAATTACAGGGCACAGAGCTCACCTCAGAGGTGGAACAGTACGCATCAGCATACGAAGAAAGCATTAAGATTCAGGCTCAGATGTCACAGCTCAGACCATGGCTCGAAAAGGAACAGCAGCTTCCGGTGATGAAGGAACGCAAGGGTAATATCTTGAAGAGATATTCCGAGCTGGATGTTCAGATCGTAGAAATAAATAACGAGATAGAAGAGAAGAAAGCCGAATATGCAACTGAGATTGGAAAGACGGTCGGTATTGAAGAAAAGAAAGCAGAAGTCGAGGCTCTGAATAATAGGATTGATTCTGAAAATGAAATCATTACGGAGATTCAGACCAAGATCGGAGCATTGAAGCAGAAGATAGAAGACATGGCGATTAAGGCTAAACAGATAGAGGAACTGAGAAAAACAGTTGATAAGTATTCCAAGGAAAATGCTGATTACGAAATCTTGAAGAAGAGTTTCTCTCAGGATGGAATACCTCACCAAATTATACTCAGCATACTTCCGACACTTACAGAGACAGCTAATACAATCCTCGGTCAGATGACCGGTGGAAAGATGGGTGTTGATTTCCAAACTGAGAAGGTCAACACACAGAAGAAAGAGAAGGTGGCACTGGATGTGCTTATCAACGAATACGGAAAAGGAACGCTGCCTTATCTTTCCAAATCAGGAGGTGAGAAAGTCAAAGCATCACTTGCGGTTATTCTGGCTCTTGCAGAAATCAAGTCCAGTACGGCAGGTATGCAGCTTGGAATGTTATTCATAGACGAGCCACCATTCCTTGATACAGATGGTGTCCAAGCGTACTGTGATGCGCTTGTAACCATACAGCGTCGATATCCTGACCTCAAGGTTATGGCAATCACGCATGATCCAACTATGAAAGCCCGGTTTCCGCAGAACCTCGATGTCATCAAGACAGAAGAGGGAAGCAAGATTAAATATATCTGAAATCTGATTATCTGAAAATCTGTAAGGATGCCCCAACGGGCGGGGCATCCGCCTTTAAAGGAGTGATTAAATGGCGGACAACAAGATCTATTACTATCTGAAACTAAAAGAAGGCTTCTTCGAATCGGATGATATGAAGCTTCTGCAAGCCATGAAAGATGGCTATGTATACAGTGATATTTTATTGAAACTGTATCTCCGGAGTCTTCGACAGGAAGGCCGATTGATGTACCGAGATACTATTCCATATTCACCGGAAATGATAGCCACTATAACCAATCATCAGGTTGGAACTGTAGAGAAAGCAATCAAGATTTTGGAGCAGATGGGATTCATCGAAATTCTGGATAATGGAGCGATTTATATGACTGATATTCAGAATTTTATCGGACAGAGCTCTACGGAAGCGGACCGAATTAGGGACTATCGAAAACGCATAAATGCAGAAAAATCAAGGGTTTCCGAGCTTGAAGGTGTAACAAAAGCAATAACAAAAGATGTACATTTGTACGACGAACGTACACCAGAGATAAGAGATAAGAGTATAGAGTATAGAGATATAAATAAGAGTATAAATACTCTTGCTCAGAGCTCTAAGAAAAAGAGCTCTGAACCGGAAGCAGATGTGGCATCAATTCCACTCAATGATGGTTCAGAATGGAGACCTTCACAATCACTATACGAGGAGTATGTAAGACTGTATCCAAACGTGAATGTTAAGCAACAGTTCAATGCAATGCGAGGGTGGTGCTTATCCAACAGTTCAAAGAGGAAAACTCGGAAAGGCGTTACTCGTTTTGTTAACTCTTGGCTCAGTAGAGAACAGGACAAAGGATACAGACCTCCAAATGACTCCAATGATTCGTCCGGTTATGATCCAGCAATATGGGATATGTTAGCGAACGAGAGGAGAGATGACGATGGGTGAGTATGAATGTGACAAGTGTAAAGATACTGGAATAATCATATACGTCGGAGATGATGGCGAAGAATATGGCAGGCAGTGCGAGTGCACGGCTCTCAAAAGAGCAAAGCAGATGCTGAAAAATAGCGGTATATCAGAGGCGTTTCAGAAGATCAATTTTGAAGAGTTCAATATCTTTGATAACGAGGAGCTGAAACGAGCAAAGGAAACAGCAATTAAGTATTACAAAGGTTTCCTCAGAACAGAGAAAGATAGATATAACTCCATCATCTTTTGCGGACAGGTAGGATCCGGAAAGACACATCTCGGAATGGCGATAGCAAACAATCTTCTTGAAAATAAGATACCGGTAATATTTATGCCATATCGAAATGTCATTACTCAGCTGAAACAGAACATCACTAATGAGGAAGCCTATAACAAGGAGATGTCAAAGTACCTGGATGCGAGGGTTTTGTTTATGGACGATATGCTGAAGGGTAAGGTTACGGACTCGGATGTAAATATTATGTTCGAAATTATCAATTATCGATATATCAACCACTTGCCAATGATTATCACTACAGAAAAGACTCTTGATGAGCTGGTAAGGTTTGATGAGGCGGTTGGTTCGAGGGTTATCGAAATGTGCAGAGGAAACATTGTCGTATTTAAGAATAAGAATCTGAATTATCGATTAAGAGGGGTGAGAGCATGAAAGTATATAGAGGCTCAGACGAAATTGAGAAGGAGTTCCTTAATCAGTTCAATTACATCAACCCATCTCTTTCCGGATGGCAGATTTGGGAATATGTTATATCGGCTATAGCTTGCAGTTTATCCAATTCCATAGAACTTGATGATAAAAGGAGGGCCAGAAGGGAAGAGGAGTATGAAAGGTCAATGAAACAGCTCGGCGGAAATGTTAAGGCTGTAGCAAAACTGATGGCATTGATAGTCGATGCTCTTGAAAAGAATCCGGAAGAGGATTTTCTCGGAAAGATGTATATGAATCTCAATATGGGAAACCATTGGACGGGGCAGTTTTTTACACCAACAAGTGTGGCTGAAATGATGGCTGAAATTACATTTCCGAGTGATGCCGAAGAACAGATCAAGAGAAAGAGTTATATATCGGTGTGCGACCCTTCCTGCGGTGCCGGAGTAAATCTTCTGGCAGCGGCCAAGGCATTGAGACACCGAAACATCAATTATCAGGATGACTGCTTATTCGTTGGTCAGGATATTGACAGAGTAGTTGCTCAGATGTGTTACATCCAGCTGACACTTATAGGAGCTGCCGGATATGTATGCGTAGGTGATACCTTGATGAATCCGGTTACTGGAATAACAGAACTGATTCCAATACAGAAGGAGGGGCAGGATATCTGGTACACACCTATGTATTGGACTGACAAATGGCAGTTAAGGATATTCCTTCAACACATGGGACTTAGAGGCAGTTCCAAACCAAAGCCTCTGGAAAAAGAGCACTTTAATTTCTATTTCGATTTTGGAAAGGAGACGGAAAATGGCAGAGCAGATAGAGCAGCAGGATAAGACAGTTTATGAAAAAGCAATAGAAGTATATGAGAAGCTTATCAAGAGTGTGAAAACTGGAAAAAACAAGTTTCTGTTTATAAAAGCGACTGACGATCATCTTAGACAGCGACTGAAAGAGTCGGATGCGTTATGCCAGGATTTATTGCAGGAAGGCAAAGACTTTGAGGAAATGGCCAAGTATGTTACAGATCACGCAAAGAAAGAGGCAGGTAAGTCTTCTAGCATAGGTATTGATAACGAAACCGTTTGGGAGTGGATGGAAGATTATATCCACAGAGATGAGGCGGCAATTCAGGCAAAGAAGAAAAAAGAAAAAGAAGAGGCGGAGGCAAAAAGAAAAGAAAGACAGCTTAAAGCTGAAGAAAAGAAATATGAGGCTGATAAAGCTGAAAGAGAAAAGAAGAAGCTTGCTGAGAAGTATGGAACCAAGACTGAAGAGAAACCAGAGGAAACCCTGAAGCCGGAGCCTAAGAAATCTAAGAAGTCAGAAACTGACGGACAGATGTCATTATTTGACTTTATGTAGGAGGTGGCAGGTATGAATAAGCGGGAATTAAGAAAACTGCCTGCTCCCAAGGTTACGAAGGAAGTTAAAACACTTGCCAAGAAACTGAAAAAGCAGGACGAAAGAGTGATATCGGTATTCCGGACTGAAGTGGAAGGCAAAGATACACTGGTACTGGATGTATTCAGTACAAAGGCAGAACCTTATGTCAGAGCGTTTTTCCAAGATGATGATTATATCACTCTGGACTTTGAGAAGAACTCCTGGAAGTTGGGAGCCTTGGATTCGATCCTCGGATACAAATATGTGTACAAAAGAAAAATCGTCTACGCAGCATCAAAGAACGACAAGAAATTGCTTGATGACTGGATTGGTGAATATTGCAGCGTTCATAATGTTCAGACACATTATGTGAATAATGAGCCTGAATGCATCATCGACAAGTATCAGGAAGATATTAAACATCGCAGACTGATAATCAAAGCTCAGAAGAAAAGGGATTATATTGACAGCAGGATGTCATACTTTAAGGAACCTTCAAAAGAGGAGTTCCTCAAATGGATGGACGAAACGGCAATGTATAATCACAATTTCATTTTTTATGACCGTAAGAATAAAAATGCTTACTGCACGAGATGCAAGAACGAATATGACTTGCAGAAAGACGGTTCTTTGAAAATGAAAAAGGCGGGCTGGGTGACATACGGACCGCAGGGGATAAAGCATAACAAACCAGCTGTATGTCCATTCTGCATGAGCAAAGATCTTGGAGTTAAAACAACTGCAAAGTCTATCGGATATAGCAGGAATCAGATGGTTGAAGTTCAGTGGGTAAACATTATTGATACCACAGAAATAGATGGAAAGTCAGCGGTTCTCCTCAGATATGTATGCTGCTTAAAGGATTATAGAAAGGACTTCTACAATCCGGAACTGGGATTCTATGAATTATTCAGAACAATTCATTTTGAGGATCATTATGAGGATTATGAATGGGGATGGGATATCCATTTTCATAGAGATAACTGGATTGTTTTTAGACAAAAACCTTGGTATTGGAACCCGTCAAAGTTCTCGGCACCGAATGGTGGAGTGATTCCATATAACATTACGAATGAAAATCTAAAAGACAGCTGGCTGAAATATAGTTGCACAGAAGAGATTGCTGAGATTTGGAACAACTATTCCAAAGAGAGCAGGAAAACGGAGAGTAATTGGTTCTATGATGACTACTTCAACTTTTACCGGAAACATCGCAGCATAGAAAAGTTTATCAAGATAGGGTGGACAAAGTTGGCTTGTGAAATGCTTGAAGGTCCAGGTGGTTATTACGCACATAGAGATAATATCAAAGATCTGATAGATGAAAATGCAAGGACTGCGGCAGAAGCTGTCGGAATAACGAGAGAGCAGTTCCAGATGTTGAAGTCGATAAAAGACAATCCAAGATGGAAAGATATAAAAATACTTAGATACTGCAACCAGCAGAACAAACGAGTTAACCGAGATGAATTAGCAATACTTATTTATCTGCATGAGGACGGCTATGCAGACAATTATCAAAACTACATAAACTGGAAAGATTATACAACTATCTACAAGTTAAGAAAGTATTGTTCTAATCTTCCAAAAAATGCGAACGAACACGATTATTTTGAATACCTTGAATGGACTCGTGCTCTTGGATATGACCTGAAGAATAGCTTCAATCTGTTTCCGAAAAACTTTATAGAAACTCACGATTACAGAAGTAAAGAATACCTAAAAGCACAGAACCGACTTCAGAGAGAAGCTGCTAAAGAGTTCAACAGACTGTTAAGAAAATACAGATGTGATACCAAAGATGTCGAGGCTCTGAATATGAATGTTGATGGATTGTTTATAAGACTTCCGGACAGTTTGAAAGAACTTACAAAAGAAGGCGAGGCATTGCATCACTGTGTTGGTACCTACAAAGAGAAAGTGATGAAGGGTGAGACAACTATATTGTTCATTCGCAAAATATCTGAACCCACAAAGAGTTATTACACATTGGAATGGCAGAATGGTCGAGTGGTCCAGTGCAGAGGAATGAAAAACTGCGCTATGACACCGCAGGTCAAGGCTTTTGTTGAACTGTTCAAGGAAAAGATGGTTGAGTATGAAAATGCTCAGCTGAAGACAAGGAGGGCAGGCTGATGGGAGAGAGACAAAGGATATATAACCTGCTTGGAAAGATGAATGATGATGACCGTCAGGCTATAGCGACGCTGCTTATTAAGGCAGGATATGCAGTAAGGATTGGAAAAGAACAGCCAGGCGGAAAGGGAAAGACGATATATTTCGTCGAATACTGGAAGGAGGGAGACGATGCACCAAACTAAAGTTGAATGGGGCGACAGAGCGTGGAGTCCTATTACTGGTTGCGATGCAGGATGCCCTTACTGCAATTCAAAGAGAACATCGAGAAGATTTGCAGGAGATATCAGAAAGAATAAGCAATCTGTAGGTAAGTATAGGTTCGATGGTCAGATGTATGTGATCAATGAGCAGTTCATAGCAGATAACGGAATGCCACTATCAACACCGTTCGGCTTCGAACCGACTTATCACAGATACTCAGCAAAGAGGCTTGAAACTCTGAAAACACCAATGAATGTACTTGTGTGCCCAAATGGTGAGATGTTTGGCGAGTGGGTAGCTGATAAGTACATCCGGGAGATCTTCGATGAAACAGCGAAGTATCCCGACCAGAGATTCTTCTTTCAGACAAAGTTTCCGGAAAGATATGTGAAGTTGTCGTTTGATGGAACGATGCCTTGGAAATCAGACAACTGCTGGTTTGGATATACGGTAACAAATGGGACTGCAAGAACGATGCCATATCTGGCAAAGCATAAGTTCGTGGTTATAGAACCATTGCTGGGACCGGTGGCAGATATTCCAATGGATATCGAATGGGTAATAGTGGGAGCTGATACAGGGAAATATGCTCAGAAAGTAGAACCTGAAGAAGAATGGATAAAGGCAATTATTCAAGAGTGTGAAGAAAAGAACATACCGCTGTTCATGATGGATAGTTTAAAAGATTTCTATTCAGGAGAGCTGAAGAAAGAAAAACCAGAAATTCTCTTGAAGAAGAGATACAGCAAAGCAAAAGAAGCTATGTATTTTGCAGATTGCAGAGTGTGCGGAAAACATGAACAAAAAAGGTCAATGGCTCTTATTCACGCCAAGTATGAGAGGAAGATATATCCATATCCAGTAGGGTATCTCTGCAAGGAGTGTTTTAAGAAAATGTGCAAAGATTACAACTTAGATTATGTGGAGGGTAGTAATGGATCCGAATAGACAATACCAAGGCAGAAGAAGCAAGGCGCTGGGAGATATATTTGAAACTCGAATAGGTCATGCTCTTGATAGATATCAACAGCTAGGAATCGCCTGCATACAAAAGACGCCAGAACCGTTCAAGGTTATACAGAGACTTGAAGGTGGAAGATTTGTAGGATATTTCGAAGAAAAAAGCCAGCCAGACTTCAAAGGTGTTCTGTGTGATGGTTCGACAATCATATTTGAGGCCAAGCATACAGAACAAGACAGAATACATCAAAGTGCTGTTACCAAGAGGCAGGAAGAATACTTCGAAGCTTATCAGAATCTTGGAGCAAGGTGTTATGTGATGGTGAGTATGGGGCTTCAGAGTTTCTATCGGATACCTTGGGATGTCTGGAAGGAAATGAAACAAAGATTCGGTCATAAATATATGACTCCGGAAGAAATGAAGGAGTTTAGGCTCAAAGAAATAAATGGTCGCATTCAGCTATTGGATGGGATTGAACTCAGAGAGGAGATAGAAAATGAAACTACAGAAGGTTGAACTTGCTAACAAGATAAGCAAGTTGAAAGCGATAGTACCAAAGAAAACGCCTATGGAAGCGTTACAGACGGTTTTGATTAAAGACGGGTATTTAATCGCCTCGGATATAGAACTTACAGTGACGGTCAAATTAGAGGGCATACGGGAAGGCTCGGAGGAAGAGTTCCTTATACCTGAGAGTCTGTTCCAGTTCATAGGCTCACTTCCTGCCGGAGACATCGAGATTACTCAGACACCGGTTGAGGGATTTGAGGGAAAGAGAACAAATCTCAAGATTAAATCCGGCAAGATCAAGAACGAAACTCAGACTATAGCAGCTGATATGTTCCCGGCAATCAAAGAGATGAAAGAGGAGCTGACCGTTGCAACGGTGGATGCGGAAGAACTGAAGAATGGAATACTTCATGTATTGTTCGCAGTTGGTGACCAGCAGGCACAGAAGATGATGAATTGTCTGTGTATGGACTGCAAGAATGGAGATCTTAGCTTTACCGGATTAGACGGACATATGGTTGCATGGGACAAGCTTCCTCTGGAGGGAGAGTTTAAGCTTCTTGTTCCGAAAAGAGCCTGTCAGCAGATACTTAATCTTGATCTGCAGGGTGATGTAAGAGTGGTTACGGACAAGTTCACAGTCAGATTTGAGACTGAGTACATAAAGGTTGAGACAAGACTGGTAGATGGAGATTACTTCAAGACAGAGAAAATGTTTATGGAACAGCCGGTAACAGCAGCCATGAACAGAAAGAACCTGCTCGATGCGGTATCAAGAGCAAACATTCTCAGAACAGAGGGTGAAGCGATAGTTCTCGATTTCATTGAGGACATTATGAAGATAAGCCTCGTTAACAGCAAGAATAACTATGCTGAGGAAATCGAGATGAACGAAAAGGTCGAAAGTGAAGGGTTGTATATAGGACTGGATCCTCGACTCCTTGCAGCAGCATTGAAGGCCTTTGACTCTGAGAATATTTATTTGAATCTGGCAGATAACAAGAGTCCTCTCAAGTTACTGTCGGATGAATCGGATCTGAAAGCTGTAGTGCTTCCGGTGATGATTCATAGATAAGCCTTATGGTCTAAGGAAATACATCACAGAAACGCAACTCGTAAACGTATGGCATTGGTACGGAGCTGTTCGCCCTCCTGAAACAAAGCGGCAGCTCCGAGAAAGGAGATTACAATGATTTGTCCTAAGTGTGGAAGAGAGTTTGAAAGACTGCTCGCTCTCTCCAGAGTAGATAACAAAACAATGATATGCGATGAATGTGGTACCAAGGAGGCTCTTGAAGATTTTGGAATATATGTTCATCAGAATAAAAAAAGAAAAATGAGCCATCAGGAACGGACAAAGGCTCAGGTGTATGCAACTGGTAACAAGTGGGCAATAGAAAACTTTGAGGCAACTCACAATTAGGAGAAGCTATGGATAATCTGTATAAGAAGTTCAGAAAGGACGAAGTCCTCTACTCGGTCATCTTGGAACATGGAAACGGAATAACCTGCATAAATGAACAGAAGATGCAGCTTAACACTTTCAACTTCAATTCAGATGAAGATCTTACGGACTTTATGAAAAAATACGAGGTCAAGAGATGAAGTGCAGGATATGTGGAAGGAAGATTACAGATGAGCAGAGCGTAAGAGTTGGCATCGGTCCGATCTGCTACAAAGCAATATACGGAGAAATTGAGAATGATGCTCCGGAAGAAGAGGTCAGATACATTCCGATACCGGGGCAGATGTCGTTATTCGATTTTGAGGAGAGTACAGATAGAGAGAAGGTGGAACGATGATAATCATTACAGATACAGACACCATAGTTGACACTAGTAAGGTTACAAAGATATTCATAGGCGGTCAGCGAGATAACACCAGCATAAGATGCGAGTTCGGAGTGGGGGTTGGCTGCGAGATTGCAAGATATAGCAAGAAGAACATATCACAATATGTTTTAGGAATGATAGCTCAGGCTTGGTCTTCAGATGAAAGGTTGTTTGAGATTCCAAAAGAACCTGATGTTATTGCAAAGATGAATCTTCCCAAGACGGCAATTTCCCATGTAAAGACAAAGGAGAATCGTCGTGGAGGAAGTTAAAGTATCAAAAGCCTTAAATGATTTAGCTAGGCATCAGATGGTCGAGAGGATGTATCGAGACATCCTCATAGATATGACGGTATGCGAAATCGAAGGCTGGGACAAAATGGAATATATAAACGAATTACAAGAAGTTATAAATCATTTTAAACGAAAGGAGGCGTAGTTATGGAAGGTGCAGTTAAGGTGACACAGAGAGATATGGTGCTGAACTATATCAGACAGTTTGGCAGCATAAGTTCGTGGGAGGCCTATAAGGATCTCGGCATTACTCAGCTGGCAACCAGAATCTTCGAACTGAAGGCGAGAGGCTATGAGTTCAACAAAGAAAGAGTAAACACCAAGAATCGCTTTGGAAAAGCAAGCCATTATGACAAGTATACGCTGGTTGAGTAGGAGGTGCGAATGATGAATGGATTAAGTGATCTGAATGCATCTTTATTCAAGAGTATCGAGGCTCTCGATAACGATGAATTGGATGAAGACTCTTTGCAGAGAGAAATTCAGAAAAGCGAAGCTAAAGTTAGTATAGCGAATGCAATACTTGGAAACGCCAGTTTAGCTCTTAAAGCTCAGAAGTTGTTTATGGAATATGGAACCGGACAGAGCATTGATATTCCACTTTTGGGAATAAGCAACGAGAACCTGCTTATCGAAAATAAGAATCTGAGAAGAAGGCTGGCAAGTAAAGAGGCTATGTATGATTAAGTGGTTAGAGCATCCGGAATACGTTTCTTTTATGAAAGAGTATATACCAGGACATCAGGAATGCGAGATTAGAGAAGCGTTTTACGAAGAGTTCGGAATCAAACTTACTGAAGCGCAGATTGGTAACTTCAAGACAAAGCACAAATTGAAATCCGGAACTCATGGTGGGCAATTCGTAAAAGGTTTCACTCCTTACAACAAGGGTAAAAAGATGTCAGCGGAAACTTACCAGAAAGTTAAAGGTACGATGTTCAAAAAAGGTAATATCCCGAAGAACCATAGAGAGGTGGGCTCTGAGAGGATTACCGTGGATGGTTATGTCGAGATTAAGGTTGCTGAACCGAATAAATGGAAACTTAAATCTCGAGTTTTATATGAGCAGTACCACAATATAACGCTGAAGAGTACGGATGTAATAATCTTCCTCGATAGAAATAAATTCAACTTTCAGGAGGATAACTTGATCAGAATGAGCAGGTCAGAACTCGTAAGGTATAACCAGGATGGACTTTATAGCGATGATCCTGAAAAAAATATGAGTGCTGTCCTACTGGCAAAGCTAAAGGCAAAGATTGGAGAGAAAAGGAATGGAACTGATTGATGAAATAATGCAGCAAATCGGCGATTATGTCACAGATCCTATGGCAGTAAGCAACTGCCTATACATCGCTCTTCAAGATTATTCAGTAACTAAGAAGAGTACAGAACTGGCAGAATATAAGCCTGATGACAATAATATGCTGATTAAGAAGTTCTTAGTGGCCAAGAAGATAAAAGGATGTTCAGATAAGACATTGAAGTTTTACAACCAGGAGATAACTAAGGCACTTCAAAGGATAAATAAAAATGTGACCGAGATAACGACTGATGATCTGAGATTATGGATAGCATTAAGAATCAGAGATGGAGTCAGCAATACTACGATAGGAAATGAGAAAAGATCTTTAAGCTCGTTTTTTACCTGGCTTCATGGAGAGGACATTATCCATAAAAATCCGATGGTAGCTATCGACACAATGAAACAAAAGAAAACCCAGAAAGAGGCTTTTAAGGATGATGAAATAGTTGCTATGAGAAACTCGTTGAAAACATCAAAAGACAAGGCTGTGTTTGAATTGCTTCTATCAACCGGCTGCAGAGTCTCTGAACTGGCCGGAATAAAATTGGACGAGATTCAGGAAGACTATTCAATACTGGTCCACGGTAAAGGTCAAAAAGACCGTTATGTGTACATGAATGCCAATGCTAAGTATGCATATCAGCAGTATATGGCTGACCGAAAAGATAGTTCTATCTGGCTTTTTCCGAGGATGATTTCCATAACAGACCCAGCATTCCATAAAGGAAAAGGGATGAAGGATTGGTATAAAAATCCAAAACTCATTGATGAAAAGCATCATGTTGATAATGGAACCATCGAATTTATGGTCAGGAGATTAGGAAAACAAAATGGAGTAAAGGCTTATCCTCATAAGTTCAGGAGAACCTGCGCTACAAATGCTCTGAAGAATGGAATGCCTATTGAGATGGTATCAAGAATGCTAGGACATCAGAACATTGGAACAACTCAAATATACCTTGATCTGAATGATGACCAGATGAAACTGATGCACGAAAGGTACGTAAGATAATGAAAAACGGAATACCAAGCGAGTTATGGGAAGAATGGAAAAGGGTTACAGCTGAAGTCCTTGCCATACTCGAGAACAGAAAAATTGACATTGAGATTGTCTGCGCAGAGCCGGAAAACTGGCTGCAAGGTGAGATGACTAAAAGGAGAAAGAAAAATGAAAACGCTTGAAGAGGTTATGGCATCTCGAAAGGTAATGCTTGGGAGACAGACTAAAGATGGTTATGACGGTACTATCTGTCTCAGAGGATGGACAGGTTCAATAATCGTATCAAACGGTGGAGGATGGGATCATGTATCAGTATCTCCCATGAAAAGGAGTTATACACCAACCTGGGATGATATGTGCGCATTGAAAGACATCTTTTTCAAAGAAGATGAGGCAGTAATACAGATTCATCCACCGAAAAATGAATATGTAAATAATATGCCAAACTGTCTCCACCTTTGGAGAGCCAATGATAAAGAAATGGTGTTGCCACCAAGCTGCTTTGTGGGAATGAGAGAAGGGCAGACCTATGAAGATGCTATTAGAGAATGCAAAGAGTATTACAAAGAGCATGGATATGAATGGTAGGAGGTGACCGGATGACTGAACTGGAAGAGATGGCTAAGAAATATGCAGAAAAGGCTGAAATATATGCCAGAAATGCAAAGTCAAAAGAATATTACAGTAAAAGTGGAGCTGAGGCAGACAGAGAGTGTGCTGAAGAATACAAGAAGATTTCAAACTATTTGTTTGAATTAAAGGAGATGAAGGAGCGATATGACCACTGATGAAGTAATTGAATTACTTCCTGATAGAGACAATATTCATACTTTTATCAATATGCCTCTAGGCCTTGTAGGAGCAGACTGGAGCAAAGAAGAAATAATCGACAAACTTAAAAGGTCGGACACGATTGAGATTACTGGAGAATGTGCAAGAAGGATGGATCATGGTCTGGCTGTATACAACAAAGATGCCAAATGGCAGTCGGATATTTTGTTTGTCGAGACCGATAAAGAGAAACTGGATAAGTTTGATCCGCCAGGAAAGGAGGAACCGGATGAGTAAAATTGATGATGTGATAGAAAAGACCACGCAAGCAGCAACTTCTCTTGATAAGCTGATAGCACAAACGGCACATACACTTGATTGTCTTATAGCACTAAGAAACATTCAAAATAGTGGAGATTGTAATGAATGTGCAAACAGAGGATGTCTATATAGGCCTGAAGCAGGGCAGATGACAAGATATAACTGCCCGTTGTTTATGAAGAAAGCTGAAGCAGAGGAATAAAAGATGACAGGTAAACCCGAAGCTATTATCAAATGGCTATTCAATCAGGATAGAGACAAGTTCTTCGATATCGAGGAACATCATGAGAAGAGGTCGCTGACCGCCAACTCTTATGCGTGGAAGCTTATTACTATGATTGCAGATGCTTTGAGAGCAGATAAGAATGATGTTTATATTGAAATGCTTAAAAGATATGGTCAGAGCGCAGTAGTGGCGGTTAGAGAAGATATAAAGCCGGTCGGTTTCTTCAAATATTTTGAGATTCTAACAACCAGGAATGGCTATAACCATATCAAGGTTTATAAAGGTAGCAGTGAATATGACTCTCGAGAAATGGCTGTCCTGATTGACGGGATTATCTCAGAAGCCAAGGAAATGGGGATTGAGACACTTCCTCCAAGAGAGGTTGAAAGATTGAAGGAGATGTGGAAGTGAAAAGCATTATTACGAAAGATCTTACTGTATGTGCCGAATGTGGTACTTCGATAAATGTTGAAAAACATCATTGTATTCACGGTATTGCAGGCAGAAAACTCGCAACAAGATATCACTTAATCGTAGGGCTGTGTTCGGAATGCCATCGTGGAACCGATGGAGTCCACGGCAAGAACGGGCATGATCTGGATATGAAATACAAGAGGCTTGCTCAGCAGGCCTGGGAAAAGAAATACGGAGACAGAGAAAAGTTCATTGAGATTTTCGGAAAGTCTTACTTGTAGAAAGGAACAAAGGATATGACGATAAAAGACTTGG